AAGTGTACGGATCATGGTGGTCTGTCATCTTTCTCATTAATTCCATCTGAAGTTGAGCATTTTCCATTGTATTCATAGTATCTATAAAACTAGCTATTTCAGGTCTGTTTACTCCATACCATACAGGAACAAGTACAAAATCAAACAAACATATAAAAAGATATACTCCTAATGCTATTGATTGGAAGTTAAGCTTTGGGGGGTTATCGTTAACCTTTTCCATTCTCTTTTGCTCTACTCCAAGCAGTAGCACCCATAAACACGGACACAATACCTAAGTTAGCAACGACATAGGTGCTTAATAATGCAGTGACCATTTCAATACGGCTATCAGGAATAAGTGGACTCATTGATAATAAAATTAAACCTATTGAAGTGATAGAAGAAACCCAACAAATATATCTTTGTTGATTTGCCATTAAATCCTGATCCCTTACACGGATCATTCTTTCTTCTTGTTCAATCTCTTTGTCTGTGATTATCCCATCTCCGTCTAGGTCGTATTCGGAGAATTTAGTATCTTTTTGAAATTTCTTTTGGGTCATTTAAACGCCTCCTTCATTGCACTCATCAGGTCTTTGATTGTAACTCTTTTGTCTTTGGGGTCGTAGAGACATACGAGTTCTCTAGGACATGCATCAATACTTTCCATAATTTCAATGCCTCCTGATCCGTTAGCTCCCTCGTAGAGGCACCAGTATTGCCTCGTTGTCTTCCCCCGGAAGCTCTCATGGACTTTCTCGACTTTTTTAAGTCTGCAAATTGTGTATCCTCCGTTGTCAAGGGTTGGCCTCCTATAATGCTCATGTGCTTCTGTCAAGCAAGAGGAGACCGTAAGCAAAAGCAGCGAGGATAGCAAGGCCGATACCAAAGGTACAGATGCCAATAGTCCAGAATAAAATCTTTTCTTTACGTTCTTGTGCTTCATAAACTTCCTTCTGTCTACGCTTACGGATTTGCCCTTCCATCTGAATCAATTCATCCCAAGCTTTGGTTCCATGGGTGAACATTATGAAAGTTTTTAGCTCGTCTCGCTGCTGGTCTAATTTTTTCTTGGCAGCGAAGGCTTCTATAGCTTCCTGCTCTATACTCTGTCCATTAAATACTTTAGAAAATAAGGTAGGGTTCTTTGCTCTTTTCTCTATGTTCGCTACGTCTGATACAGCCCCCATCCATTTAGATAGGTCAGCCGTCATAGCCTCCAGCTCTCGACCAGCCATAAAAGCTTTTTTTATCCCACCAAATGCGGCAGTCGCAGTTGAAATGGCCGCACTTATGGTGAGAGGATCCATATTACATCCGCATAATTATACTTATGAGTAAAAGAACAATAGCACCAGAAGTGCCAATAAGGATAGATTCAATACGCTTAACACGGTTAAACAAATCTTTAAACTGAATACTGGTTTCAGTCTCGAGGCGAGCCGTGCGTGTATCAAGATCGTTAACCTTAGTGTTAAGGTTTGTAACCGATGGCTTCATGTTATCCTCTATTGTCTTCTAAGGGTGGATTGTCTCTGAACGTCAATACGTTCTCTGTTAACTTCGTTTCTATCATCCGCTATTTCCTCTTGTAACTCAAGACGTGCGGCATCTGTTGCGGCTCTCTGTTGCATTTTCATTTGCTCCAATAATAACTTTTCCTGCTCCAACTGGGTATCATTAGCAACTTCTTGTTGTTTAATGGCCAGTTCCTGCATTCTGATTTTCACTAACGGATCTTCGTTTGCTCCGGGTGGTGGAGCAAGCTGTGCAAAGACCGTTTGCATAATTTCTACCTCTAACTGGGCGACTCTGTCCTCGACCTGTTTTGGGTCCTGCAGTGCAGATTCTAACTGATTGACATGGTTTTGTGCATCCTGAACAGGAACTTTACCCTGCTGGGTTGCTACGTCTAACTCAGTGATCTGATCTGTAACTTCTTTTTCAACCATCATTCTGGCCTTATATGCGATGTGTTCCAGTAGGTGACCGTACATCGTCCCCATTACCTGTGGGGAAGTTAACACCATAGGTGTTTTCATAAACTGTATGTGCACGGCCATATGGGCATCGTGCGACTGATCTGGAAACGACTGTAGTAGCTCACCCCCCAAAGCCCTCGCATTCTCGATTGCGGGATCTGTGGGCACAGGCTTCTTAGGGGGTGGCAATATCTCTTCTATGTTTTGAACCTCAAGAGCCTGATACATCCTTCTATACGCACTATGGAGGTTATGTATTTGAGGATTTGACTGAGCCATTTGAAGCTGTGTCTGTGCCAGCGTTACTCTTTGAGCCATAGAAAAGATGTTCGGGTCGCTAACAGGTATAACATCTATACGTCCATCGAAATCTTGTGCTTTAATTTCCTGTGATACTCCTGCTACCTCATATGGATATACAGGAGGTAGATTCTCCCCAAGTATTCTGGCGAGAAGTCTAAATTCTGTTTTCTGAGCATAATGCAGTCTTTTATGGATTGCAGACATAACTTTCATGCCTCGCTCCAAGATCGCCATAGTTGTGCCTACAGGTGCCTGTCCACTGCCTCCCTCACCAATCTTCTGGTCAGCTATGGAAACAAATCTACGTCCACCTTCAATTAAACTTCCAAGAAGTGACGCTAGAGTATTAGACGGCTCCTTATACGGAAGTGGAATAATAGCATCCCTGATGTTGCCACCGGGGGCATCTATATCTCTAAACTCACCAGGTTGTAACGGCTCGTCATCATTTCTTACCCTTACGCCTCGTGCCTTAAAACCAGCAGGCAAGTTGGCCAGTGTTCCCGCATCAATCAACTGCCTCAATATGCTAGTAACAGCTCTGCCCAATCCTCCAAGCATATGCACAAGTCCAAAGCCATAGAACCCTAGTCCAGGCATGAACTTGTAATGCACAAAGTATTGTCTCTTTCTTTTTGCCTGATCACCCTCGTCATAGTTTCGTCTGACGGCAAGAACCTCACTGCTGTCCTTATCTATAGTCACGATGTAAGGAAGCTTTATGCCTGTCGGCTTACCGTCAAGCCCTGTGTCCTCGAATCCCTCGAGGTCTATATCAACGTGCATTTCCAGAACCGTATGCACATCATCTGTGTAGTTCTTGGAAATACCCTCTAATTCATTAACTTTCTTTCGCACGTCACTCGGTTCGTCATCTGTACCAGTAGCTAAGTCAATATCCTTGTAGACTCCTGCAACTTGCATCTTGCGTACCTCATTTGCGTCCATCCTTAAAACATGCGTAACACGAGACGCTGTCTGTAGATCACTAGCAGAATATGGTACAACCAGATCTTGAGCAGGTACGAACTTAGATACGGCTCTCTGTTTGGACTCATCGAAATAAATCTTCTTAAAAGTCGATCCTGAGAGTGGTAAATAGAAAAGCATCTGATCGGTGTCAGGGTCGAACTCTTCCATAACCTCTATCAACTGGTAATTCATAAATTCTTTTACTCGATGTGCCTGTGCTTCTCTCTCACCATTCTGCAAACCAACGAGGTTCACGGTCACTGGACCACCAGCAGGGAGCAACTCTTTATACGCCTGTGACTGAAACTGTGTCACGGACTCGGAAATCAATGGATGTGTTACACCACTTGCCCCTTCAAAGGGTCTTGTTCTTTCATCGCTCTGTATACCAAGTAAATCCAGACCCTTAACATATGTCTGTTCCCATTCTGACCGGGAATCATAATCCTCATTATAGGAACCAAGAAGTTCCGAGGACAGGGAGCCGAGAGCCGAATCGTCCAGCATCTCTGCCAGGTTTGCGTTGTGATCGTATGCTTCAGCCATAACCTCGGTTATATCACCAGTTATAGACTGAATAATCGCTCCACCCTGACCGTCATCTATAATCTCTGCTCCACCTGAGAAATCCTCGGGTGTTGCTATTTCAACTTCAACTTCTGGTAGCTCGGGGTCTACTCCCCCCGGCATCATGCCAGAATCTACCATAGATCCTACGGGTCGTGTTACCATCAGTAGTACTCCCTTCTTTCGGGTATATAATCCTCTTCATCGTCCTCTCCGTCAAGAAAAATAAATCCTCCTTGTCGAAAACGCAAGATAGCCATAGTCATGCTATCACAAAAGTCGTCATGATCACCATACGGGAAAGATGCGACTTCTTCAATAACTTCTTCTGCAAATTTTCTATCAGCAGGTGCCCAGACCCGTCCGGCCTCGAACATCGGAGCAGCCATATGCATCCTTGTAATCTTGTCATTCCCCTTATTCGGTGAATAACTCAAGGCAGGTATTCCTCGGTGACGCAATTCATCCATCAAAGGCGTACCTGACGCTTTAGCCTCGATTAATACCATATCAGGCTCCCAGTATTCGTATTCTTTGTACGCATGTTCCTTTAATTCGGGGAAATTCCAGCGTCCACGCTCTGCAGCCATCAAAATTATGTTGTCAGGACCCCCTTCTTGAGGTTGAAACACGCCCCAAGTGGTAATTGCACTGTAGTCAGCCGATTCTTTCTTAGAAAATGCCGTATCATAACTCTGCATAATATATTTTACAGGGGGTATGTCATCTTTTTCCCACATTTTCCACCATTCACGCTTTACAATCGCAGATTCTGCTGAAGTTGGCTGTTGTTGCCACTGTGCAGACCATTTGGCCACGGGCAAAGACGCTTTAATCGATAACAACGCATCTTTTTCCCAGAACTCAGGCCATAAAGCCTTGTCTGACGGCAATATAGCAGGAAATTCCACGACCTCCCACTGATCGGACATCGCATCACCGCTCTGTGCAGCCAGTAATCGGCCTGTCAAGTCTTTTTTACCCCATCGAGTCATAACCAGGATGATGGAACCACCCGGCTGAAGACGCTGTCGAGGTCCAGAAGTGTACCATTCGTATGCATTATCAAACGCACTCTCGGATAAAGCGTCCTGCTCCGAGTGTGGATCGTCAATAATGAACAAATCCGCACCACGACCTGTAACCGCTGCTCCAACACCAGCAGCAAAGTACTCGCCACCCACGCTTGTTGACCATCGGCCCGCTGACTTACTGTCTTCCTTCAAACCCGTCTTTGGAAAAATGTCCTTATATGCAGGGTCATCGAGCAAATCACGCACTTTCCTACCAAATCGTACAGCCAGTTCCGTATTGTGTGTCGCTTGAATAATCTTCAGCTTTGGATTTCTGCCCAGAAACCACGCTGGCATCAGGTAGGACGCAAATTCCGACTTACTATGTCGAGGGGGCATGTTGATAATTAACCTCTTCAACTTGCCCTGTGCCACAAGTTCAAGCTTCTTCGCAATCACACGATGGTGATACCCCTCTATAAAGTTCTCATATACATGATGAGCAAAAGGCATGAACTCATTCTGTGCCTTCTCCCTTAGACTGATATTAATCTCAGCCTGTTTAAGTGCTAATATTTCTCGAAGAGCTTCTTCAGGTACTGTTTCAAGATTCATATATCTATATTATACAGGAGTATTATCAGGAGTAAAATATCTTCCTAAGAAGTTCGGAGCAGCATCAGGGGCACTTTCAGCAGACGCTTGGTTGGCACGAAGCCATGCTAATGCCTGTTCTGTATCCATCCCTCTTAACTCATTTCGTTTGTCCTCAGATAACGTATTAAAAAATTGAAAAAGTACAGGGTCCTTGATCCACTGATTAAAATCTTTACCAGTGACATCCTGTGAAAAAACAGCACTTGGAGTATTGGCGACATATTTATTATAAGGATTGTTCTCCATAACAGAAGTCACACCACCACCACTAACCTCTTCTTGAGTATTATTGTTCGTGGTTCCTGGTCCAAAAAACTTCATAAACGGTAAATTACTAATTATACCTTTTGCGTCATCAACAACTCTACTAAAACCTGTGCCTAGCTCCGACCCCATAGACTTAACCTCAGTTCCAAGGTGACTTGCTCTCTCACCAAGGCCCATGTTCATATACTGCTTCCAACCCTCCATATTCTGAGGAAGACCTATTCTTGCTGCAGAAATTTTCACAGCGTAAGGAACCATGTCACTATCATAGCCGGGTGGAACGTATGCTTCACGGTCAGTCGCTAGTCCTTGGTTGTATCTATCATCACGAACCTTTAGCTTACCAGCTAAACTATCCTGGTTTAACTTTGACCATTTAGTAAGCTGGTCGTACTGATTAAGACCACTAGATGTCATTGTATCCATAGGGGTAAAAGTTTTCTTTGCCGCTTGTGACGTAAGAACAGCGTCACTTGGTCTATCAGGCATATTAGCTTTAAATATAGGCATATTATTATTGGTGCCGACTTTTTTAAATATGTTGTTTGGGGCTATATTAGCACCGCTTATATTGGAAGTAGACGGCCCCGGAGACTTTTTACTTTGATTGTAAAGACTAAGTTGTTCCGCTTCTTTATCACGGCCTCGAGTATTTGTGTTCATATTTAAATTCATACCAGCAAATCTACTCATTATACCCTCACTTCCGAATGAAATTAGAATTGATATTATTTTTTATGACATGAAAAACAAAATTTTACAATACAAAAAGCTATAACCACGGATCACGGCTCTCGGACCAATGAAAATGGATGGGAATGAATTTATAAAACAAGGGTGGGAGGGTGGGAGCCAGGCCGACCCCCCGATGTCAAGGGGGGTGGGGGTCAACAATTTGACACCAACCCGACCGATTGCCCCAAGTTACCCCTTGTTGCATATATGCAACAAGCTACAATTAAATAGGTTTAGCTTGTTGACTTCTACAAGTGAAACATTTACAATCCAAGGATTGTAATTAATAGGAGAAGAAACATGACATTACAAAATAACTTAAAGCTACTAGAAGAATTAAGTAGCAAAGTCGATGAGGTATCAACCTCATCTAAAGAAGCTACCATAGCATGGTATGATCGTTTCAAGACTATTGAAGATCAAGCTAGAAAAGAACTCAAAGCTTATGAAGAAGAAAGAAAGAACTTCTTCAAGAAAGTTTTAGCTAAAAGGTTCAAGTCACTTTTCAGAGTAAAAAAGACAATTCAAGATGCTTACACTGTTAAGGCTCACCCTAAAACCTTTCTTGTTGATTTAAGAAAGAGCAAAAAGTGATTAATTCTATTGCCACAAAATTAGCAATAACCCTATGCATTTGCATAGGGTTATTCTTATTGCTCATAGCTTTCTCTTTTATTGCTCATGAATCAATTCAATTAATAAGGACTTTATAAATGATTAGCTTTTTTAAATATGCATTTCTAGTGCTAGGTTTTTACCTAGTGCTAGGAACTATTACGGCCTATGACATGGATGATAACTATTCTACTCTCCTAGCCATAGGTTTAACTTCAATCGGGTCATTGCTAATTTTAGTAAGTGCCATTTTATTTAGGGTGGATGAGTAATGGTAAACTTTAAAGAATGCATAGAAGATATAACTATTCCAGAAGAATGGATAAAGGTTAGCTATAAAAACGATGAAGCTCCTAGCTGGACTCATAATGGCTATCAAATTCATATTAATCATCGTGATTTTATTGAAAGAACAGATACGTTTAGATATTACATCTCGGTCGATGAAGTAAAACATGAGCTAGCTACTTCAATTCACGAACTGTATAGCTGGAGCAAATGTTTTGACGACCTCGGGCAAGTTCTTAATTTCATTAAAACGCCTTTTTTTAAAAGAGCAAAGTTTGTTAAGTCGCTACAATATGGCTCATATAAAATATCTGTTAGCGATGAAGGCTGGGAATAATCAACAAGGGGGGCGAGCAATCGCCCCTTTTCATTTAAGCTGCAATCTTACATTTATATTATATGTTAGTGTTTATATAATATAAGAACTGGTTGACCAGTTTTTAAAGAGTCCCGAAACCCGAAACCCGAAACCCGAAACCCGAAACCGAAATTCCAGGAGCAAATCCAGGAGCGTGTACCGAGCACTTTTTACTTGTGGTTTTTATTCATTAGTAGTACACTCTAAGAGTCAATAACTACTAAG